CGAGGTACTTCTCACGCTCCATCGCGTGTGAATCCTGCGCGATGGCCAGGCGCTGGCCTTCCATCCTCTCCCGCGCCAAGGCCCGCTCGCCCTCGAACTGCTCCTTCATCCCCTGGCGATAGGTGTCGATTCCCTGCATCAACGGCTGAGTCAATGCGTTGATGTTGGCGGCTTGTGGCAGCTCGAAGGGAATAAGCGCGTTGCGGGGCTGCATCATCTCACTTCCACCCGTTGCCCATCGGCGCGTTCGACATGTTGCCGAAGGCTGAGCTTCCTCCAGCGCTCGGGGCGAACGCTTTGAACGCCGCGCCGCCGAGGAATCCGAGCCCGCTCATCAGGTTGTTCATGCCCTGCTGCCTGGCCCCGTAGATGTTGCCCTGCCGCTGCGCCTCGATGTTGCCGTAGGCGGTGTTTTGACCGATCGCCATGTCGGCCAGCCGGTTGCCCTGATCGATGCCGTAGCCGGCCCGCTGCATACCGTACTGCGCGCCCTGCTGCCCGAGCTGCATCAGCCGGTTGCGGTAATCGGCGACGCGGCCGGCGTAGAGGTCGGCGTTGGTGCGGGCGAGCGCCGCGCGGTTCGCGCCGGAGTCTCCCATGCCGCGCGCGTTGTATTGGCGGAACTGATTGCGGAGCGCCAGAGCTGTTGACGCATCCGATCCCGCCAAGAACGGGTCGCTATCAAATCCCGCCTTGGCCCGGGCGTAGCCCTGCGCCCCGTTGACGCCGATGCTGTCGGCATACTGGCCGTAGGCCGCCTTTCCCGGCGCCTCGTAGCCGGCCAGGACCGCGTCGGCGTTGGCATAACCGCCCTGCAACGCCTCGCGGCCCTGCGTGTATCCGGCCGTGATGGATGCGCGCTGCGCATCTGCTGCAGCATTTGCGGCGTTGACGCCGGATTTGCCGCCGAAAAGGTCGCCAAAGAAGCTCATGGCGCTGTTGCCTTCGCAAGTCGTTGCAGGAAGAACACCCACGCGCTCGAGCCCCATGGCTCGGAGGCGGCGGGGAGGGTGAGTGACTTGTTGACGGCGATCTGCTTCAAGAGGCGGTAGAGCACCGGGTCCATCACGGCCTCAGCTTATTCGCTTCCAGACTGCCACTCAGGAACGCCCGTGCTACCGCGGCGCTTGCGCTCAGCCGGAACACCGCGCCCTGCTGCTCGACCACGCCCCAACGCCGCTCAGAAATACGTCCGCGGCGCTGCCCGTCCTTGCCGATCTTGCACGCCCGCTCCGCGCCGAACGTAACGCCGGAATCGCGGCTCATGGAGATCGTGACTTCTGGATCTTCCGTCGTGGCGTCGCCAGGCACGAGGCCTACGCCCATCACAACGTCGAGCAACAGGCGGTCGATCTGCAAGCGGTTCGGCGCTACATGCACAATGGGCGTATCGTTGGTGATGACGAGCGGATTACCGACCTCGTCGCACGCATCGCGGTCCAGCTCATAGAGGAGACCTGTCTCAGCATCCCCGGCGATCCGCTTGCCGGCGAACTCGACGACCTCGGAGACACGCCAGCGGCCAGAGCCGTAGGACTGCCGCTCGTGCCAAAGGTCCGTGATGGCGTCGTAGACCCAGGTCCAGTCCGTGCCGCTCAGGGCATAGAAGACATGCCCCGGCTCGGTCCAGCTCGTTCCGCGGATCGCCGCCTGATTCGTTTCGGCCGCGATTGTGCGTTCCACCGGCGGCGTGCTGATGCGCTTACCGCCATAGCCTTCCATCAGCCGCACGCTGCGGTCATGCGCGACCCAGGCCACCGTGCGCTCGACGCGAGCGACCGATGCTGCAGAGAGGCAGCCTATGCTCGCCGCCTGGACGCGGCTGAACGGGAACGTGCCCCCGGTGTCCTGCCACCACTCGGTGGACTCCGCCCCCAGCAGAACAAGCTCTGTTTCACGTGAAACAGCTCGCACGATCGCGTCCGGGTTGCTCTCGGCCTTGGCGAAGTCGAGGGCGTCGATCTGCGTCGCATCGTCCGGTGTCGTCGTGATGTACCAGAGGCCGCCGAACCCAGGCAGGATGAAGTACCCGTCCAGAGACGCAATGCTGGAGGCCGGCGGAAGATCGGCATCGGTGATCTGTGTCAGCGTCGTGCCCTGGCAGACGTAATAAAGCCCGTCGCTCACAATGCCGATCTCAGGCAGAGGCTCGGCGCGGTTGCGCGCCATGGTCACGGCCCCGCTGGTCGGAATACCGCCGATCTGCAGCGCGGCTCCGCCCGGATCGACCCGGAACAGCAGCCGGCCGGCGACCACGTAGAGATAGGAGCCGACCGGAAGCATTGCCCGGATTGGGCCGCCTCCAGTAAGTGTCGCGAACGACCCGAGCCCGGCCGCCGCATAGACGGCCAACTTGACCTTGCCGTCGTCGCCCAGAGGCTCGGCATAGCAGTTGATCTGCCGCGACGTGCTCGCCTGCGGATACCGGCCAGGATTGGACTGCAGGGCGAGAGCGAGCGGGATGGTGGCCATCAGAACGCCGAGAACGGAGTGGATTCGCCGCTCGGCGGCTTGTGGTTGAGGCGGCGCAGACGGCGCAGCAACTGCTCCTCCCGTTCCATCTTCGCAACCGGGTCCATGGGCTCGGTGAACGATCCCTGCACTTCGTTGACCATCAGATCTGACAGCGTGCCGAACACCTCGGCCGGTATCTCTGCAACAGAGCGCGATGTGTTCTCCCACCAGACGAACCCGCGTCGGCGCCACTCGGCCCACTTGCTGTCGTAGGCATCCTCGACAAAGCGTCCATCGGCGGCGGACGGCTCCTCGTTCGCGCCGATGAACCTGTTGTTGCGCAGGACGGAGGTTGCGAGCTGCGCTTTCGTCCTCACGGGATCACTCCGGCTGCGGCGCAGCGGCGAGGCCGGGAAGCATCGGCCGTTTCTTGACGACGACGACGAGCTTTTTCGCAGCGTCGTCGGCCGGCTGGAAGCACGGGTTGTTCGCCAGCTTCTTGGCCGCGTCCTCGTCGGGCACATCGACGGTCTGCCCGCGGGCGAACGCGAGGCCGAACGCCTCGACGCCCGCGTCCGGCCCCATGTACTTGATCTTGGCCATTGCGTCCCCCGTTACGCCGTCGTCGTTGCTGTGAGCGCCGTCGTCGAGAACTCGGGATCGACGAAGTACGTCACGGCCACGTAGAGCGTTCCGGCCGCGCCGGTCGCCGCGACGGCCTGCACGTAGGCGTTGATCAGCGTGTCGGCCGTGTACTTGTAGAGGAATCCCGTCGATGGGACGACCGTGTCCACCTTCAGCGTTCCCGCCTGACCGACCGCGGACGCAGCAATCAGCCTGTTCTGGTCATCCGCGTCACCAATGTCGAAGGCCAGCGTCGGCGTACCGTTGGTGTCCATGTCCGACGCCGCGACCGTCACGCCGACAACCACAGCCCCCTTCGGGAGCCAGAACAGCCCCACGAGGTCATTGGTGTTGTCGATCATCGCCGTGGTCATGGCGACGATCGCTGTGGCCGTGACCAGCTCGCGCGCCGCGCCTTGACCGATGCGCGTGCCGAAAGTCCGGCTCTGATTCGTGTAGTACGTTGCCATTGTTCAGACCTCCGATTAGGCCGCCGCCGAGGCGTAGACCGTGACCATGCCGAGGTCCTTGTTGGTCCCCGATCCGTTGTTCCAGCGCAGCTTCTCCATGCCATGCGCCAGCTCGATGCCCGTCCCGTCCACGAATCCGTAGTCATCCTCGTTTTTCTTGGTCGGGAGCGGCGCTTGCTTGTTCACGTAGCCGAGCGCCTGTGCGCCGCACAGGAAGTTGGCGCCCACGTCGATTGAGGAGTTTCCGGCGCCCACAAGATGCGTCGCGTTGTTCGTCGCCGAGTTCGACTGACGGTCCATGTAGAACTCGGGAATCTCGCGGATGATCACGCCGTCATAGATCAGGTCTCCGTCCTGGAACAGCGGGTTGCTGTCCATGCCGGACCCCTCACGAGCGCGAGCGTCGCGGTTGGCGTTGACCATCGCGGTAGAGGTCTTCAGGTCGCGGAAACAGATCGGGTGGCAGAACAGAACGAAATATTCGCGCCCCTGCGTTCCGGTCTTGAACGGACGGATGTGCGGCCGCGCCGTCTTGGCCATGAACTTCGCCAGCGTCACCATGTCGGTGGAGAGCTTGTCGTTGGTCGAGTCCACGTTGCCTAGGCCGGTCGCGTGCGTGGCAGAGTAGTTCGAGGTCGCAGCCCCGAACAGAACGCGGTCCACGTTGTTGGTCGCCCACGTGTTGCGAGTGCCGGCCGATGCGCTCTCGAACGCCGTGCCGTCGCTCATCTTGTGGAAGCAGGAAATGAGCTGGTACTTGATAAGCTCGGATGACCACTCCTTGAGCAGCGGGCGGACGGCCTCGAGCATGTCCACAGCCGACTTCTTTTTCTCCTTTTTGGAGATCTGAACCGCGTTGCGGTAAAACTCCCAGGAAATGTCCTGATAGTACTGGTCGAGCTGTTCCTCGGCCCCGCCGAGCGGCGAGTTGCCGGAGACGCCGGAGCCCTTGAGGCGCGCAACGAGCGGGACGCGGATGGTGTACCCGTCCGTCTTCAGATCGTTGACGACGTGGATGATGTCGGTGGGGCTGTCGCCCATGTAGGGGGCGAATCCCGAATCACGCACATACTCGCGCCAGAACGAGCGCTGCCATTTGGTCAGGTCCAAGCCTGACAGGACGGTTGTGCTAGCCATCGTTGGTTTCCGTGATCAGTGGTTGTGACACGGAATCTGCGCCCTACGCGGAACGGCGATTTCGGCCTGAGCCGAAGATATCGCGGGCAACAGACTCCTCCGTGATGTGTGCGCCCTGGTCTCCAGTCGGCGTGGCATCGGCAAGGGAGCCGGGGAACCTCGGCGCCGACTGCTGTGTAGCCTTGCCGGCCTTCAGCTCCGCCAGAACCTGTTCCCTGATCTGCTTCTCGAGCCTCGTCTTGTACGCGGACGGGTCGGTTCCGACCTCGTGCATGAAGCTCGCCTGCTTGTGCCATTTGATGAGCTCGCCATACGGGTCCACCGTCCTGAGACAGTGCATCCGCACTTGCGGCGGGGCTGCTTGCAACGCCGCGTCAACGGCATCGTCGCCGAACTTGTCGCGCGCGCGGAGCTCGCTGAAGTTCGCCCGCTCGTTGACGAGCTGCTGTTGCAGGATCGTCTCCTGATAGGCCGCGAAGCCTTCTGGATCTACGAACGGGTCAGGACGCTGCGGTTGCTGTTGCTGCGGCTGGGACTGGGGCGCCTGGCGCGCTTGGCGAAGCTGGTCCTCGTACCATCTGACACGGTTCTCAGCTTCCTCGCGCGCCGCTTCTGCCGCCTTGCGCTTGTCGCGCTCGGACAGCAGCTCGGGCAACGGCACATGGCGATTGCGGGCAGGGTCCTCCTTGGATTC